GAACGTTGGGCAGAAGAAGTGATTGAAGAATGCGCTGCTTTCCCTTATGGTGATCATGACGATTTAGTTGATTCAACGACACAAGCGTTGTTGCGATTCAGACAGGGTAACTTTATCCAGCTGGAGTCTGATTACGTGGACGAGCCACAATACATTGAACAAAGGAGTTACTACTAGTGCAAAAAAAATTTAATCAGAAAACAGGTCAGTTTTATCAATTGAGCGATCCTAGTGGACCACAGCTCAACACTCCTTTGGGCACAGAGCAAATGGAGGGAATAAAACAATTTTTAAAATCAGCTTATGAAAGCGAGCCAGGTCAGGACTTTACTAAAGGTCTTGCTCAATTTGGTGGTTTTGCAAAAGACTTTGTAGATACAGCCGTTGGCAGACCCTTTGATTATCTTGCACAAGAGGCCACCAAACTCGGAGCAGCAAAGTTTTATCCAACTCCGTCAAGCAAGGGCGTAAGCGCCCTTGGTGCCATCACACCTGAAACGCCAGTTAGTTTTACAGAAAGCATAAAAGCTGGTGGAGGGCAAACAGTCTATGACCCCGTAACAGGTGGAGAAACATTTGTACCTGAAAAAGGGTTTGTGCCTGAAATGAAAAGAGCAGGTGCACAGATTGGTAGTGTTTTTGACATGATGTTTGGCGACGCAAGACGAGCGGGTGAGAGAATGAATGAAGGCGTGGACTTTGAAGATTTATCACCAGAAGAAAGATTAGGTGTTCGGTTCTTTTTACTAGACATCTTACCTATACCTGGTCTTGGTCCAGCAGCAAAATCTGCACAAGCAACAAAAGCAGCAACGCAAGCACAAAAGCAAGCCATGCAAAAACAAATAACAAAAGGGTCAGTTGGTGCTGCAAATACAGTTGAAGAAATGATTGAACAAACAAGGAAAACTCTAGGACCTGTAAGTAATGAAGAGCTTCAATATTTATCAAATGTTTTCGTTAATGCTTTACCAGAACAAAGACTTACAATTAAAAGTGTTCTTACCAATGATGAGTTTAACAGGCTTTTAGATTTCTCAAAAGCAAAATTAAATGTAGGCTCAGGTGTAGGTGATCGAAAGATGGCCATCATTCAACAAGACGGTGTGCCTGGAATTATGTATGGAAGGACAAAAGATAAAAAAAGATTTGTCCCCTTAGAGAATCTAAATTTAAAAATGAGACCTGCAGGACAAACAGGAGCGGGAAGTTTTCAATTTACTTTAAAGCCAGGTGAAAAAATTAGTACAAGGACAGAAGCACAAAAAGAGGGGCTTCTTGGAGGTCAACAAGCATTAAGAGATATAGAAGCTAAAGAAAATGAAATTATAAAAGAACTCTATCCAAAATTAAAAGCTCAAGGATTAAAAATGGGATTAAGTGACAACCCTCAACCTAATACAATTTTTGCTATCATAAGAGACAGACTTGGTAGTGATAGAGTTGGTAATAGACTTTTGTCACGTAGCGGTTTAAGAGAAAAATTAAAAAAACTTGGATTACGAGATCCAGCTGATATAGCTGATGGTCAGACACAAAAAGACCTTATTGCAGACGTTGCTAAATTAACAAAAGATCCAGCTGCAGAAAAAGGAATTTCTAATCCTCTTGTAAGATCTTTACCACCTGAATTAGAAAAGTTGGAAAGTTTCAACAAATTTTTAACACTGGGTGTAGGTGTAGAAGATGTTACTGATTTGGCTAAACTAACACCAGACAACCCTCAGCTTTTTAATTTACTAGAATCATATAGAGCTGAAGCTCAAGAATTTTTAAATACAAATCCAAAGTTTAAAAACTATTTTGAGAGTTTAGGTGAAACAGAGCGTATCGTATTACACAAGGCACACAGCGATAGAACTATTTCCGCAGGTGATGTTTCACAAAATTTTCAAGGTTTAGATGCAACCAATGTTAAAATTTTAGGAAGAAACGTAAACGTTGTTTTACAGCCTGATTTAGAGGTAGCCCTGTTAAGAAATATTAAAGATCAAAATGTAAAAGGCACAAAAAAAATTATTGGCACAATGAAAGATTTTTTTATTGGAACAAAATTAAATGATCCTAGAAGAGCAGGTTTGACAAAAGAAGACTATAAGTGGCTTGAAAAAAATAAAATTATTGATATTCCTACAATAACTGTTGGTGTTGGAAGACCATATAAAAACACAGATGCAGTGATTTTTGGAACAGAACAACAACCCAATCTAGCAGAAATTGTTGCAGGCGAACTTGGAGCAAGAAAATATTTTAACATGAAAACAAACATAGAAGCAGAAACAGGTGGTAAGTTAGTTGAAACGATGAAAGATGGAGGGTATGTAGGAAATATGATACCAGTAAAGGCAAGTGTTGGAAAATTTATTAAAGGACTTTTTGGGGAAACACCAGCTTACAGAAAAGAGGGTATGGATGTCGAAAGTTTATTTGGTCCTACAAAAAAACAAAAAGAAACTTTAGAAAAATTATATCCTGGCACAGCTTTTCCAGAAACATATCCTGGTGAAGTCTTTTATTCTAATTTTGATTTAGCTTTAAGTAGACGTGGTGCACCAGAGTCTTTTCAAAATGAAGATTCTTTTAGAAACTACATGAATCAATCGGGGGTAGGAACAGACGAGCTAGATGATGCAAAAGTTATTCCTTACATAAAATCAAAATCACAAGCAGGTGAACCAATTTTTTCACAAGACTTAAGACGTATTGCTAATCAGTCGCCAATTAGATCTGTGTTCATGGATGCATATGGTTTTCGTTCTGATAAAATAAATCAAGCATCTAGAGATTTCTTCGATCCTAACACAGGTTCTAGAGTTCAAATAGAAGGTGAAGCTGTATACAAAGATCCAGCTTACCCAAGCACTGCAATCATGGATGGTGCTCTAGCAAACTCTTACAGAGAAAGAGTATTTAGAGTTAAGAAAGATCAACTGCGAGGTGATCCAGGTTCTGTGCCTGGTGGTGCTGATAATCATAAATTTGGTGGTTCAGCAGATACAGACGGTAATTATACATTATTCTGGACACGACAAACAGACAGACCTGCTTTTATTATACCAGGAGAGATTGTAGATAAAAAGACTGGTGAAATCATACAGCCAGCTATGATAGCTGATCAAACAAAACTTAAAGGTATAGAAGACAGAATACAAAAACTTTTTGCTGATCCAATAGCTAAACTTGATCCACAAGATTTAGAAGGGGTTAGCGCAACTGTAAAAAGACTTGTTGATTCATCAGCAGGAAGATTAACTTCTGGTAAAGCATTCAATGTTGTAATGGGTCAGATCGATGCAAAGCAAAAACAAATAAAAAGATTACAAAATGAATATAATGCAGAAAAACAAAGATTAGATAGTTTTGTATCACCACAGAAAAAAGAAATAATAACAACAACGATTGATGAATTACAATCAGATATTCTACAAAGCTTAAGAACAAAATCTAGAAATATAGCAGGTAAATTAAAAATTATGGCTGATCGTAATATGTCAATTGATAGTATGCGAGATAAAGAATTACTTGAGTATTTTAAAGAAACAGGTGGAGTTGTAAGACCTCTTGGAAAAACAAAAGAAGAATTAATTGATCAATTTAATCAATTAAAAGAAATTAACCAACAATTAAAAGCATCATCACAGAAATTTGCGTTTGGTATTACAGAAGGAGATCTTAATTATTACAATTCTGTAAAACAAATGCAGAAAAAGATTATGGATGAAATGACAAACAACATTTCAAAAGATTTAATGCAACAATTATATCCTGATGTTCCTCTTAAAGATAGGGTACAGTATGCCGATGCTGCAGTGAAACAAGCTGTTGCAGAGGCGGCACACAGACTATTTGTTGAGAAGGATCCTAATGCACCAAAATATATTTCATACATGTCAGGATCACAAATTAAATCAAATTACACACAATCAGGTGGAGCGGCAACACCAGCAGCAGAGCGTGCAGCGGATCTTGATAATAGACAAAGAAGGTTTGAACAAGATTTTGCAGGTGGTAATGAAGGTGCAAGGCTTGAACAATCAGATTTAAGAGGCATAGGTACGGAAGAATTTTACGGAGGACCTGATGTTAAAAATGAAGAGGGAGCTCACTTTACTGGAGTTATGGAAAACATTTTTAAAAAGGTAGCAAACGAGTACGGATCAAAGATAGAAATAGCTAACGTTGCTACAGAAACTCCTAGAGTGAGAGATGTTTATAACATTGTTGACCAAGACACAGGTATTGTTATGGGAAGTGGAGACACTTACAGGCAAGCTGAAAATATCGCTAATGACCTTGTTGATAAAGAAGGAGGCAGATATAGGATTGCCACAGAAACAGAAAGAGTCTATGATAGTAGACCAATTTTCACTATGGAAATTACACCAGAAATGCTACAATTGTTTAAAGCGTATAAGTAAGGAGAGTCATGGTAGTTGAAAAACCAATAAAAACAGAGGAAGCTATAGAGCGAGCAACTCCAGTTGATATAGAAATAGGACCAGAACAAGATCCAAATGTTCAGCTTATGGATGATGGATCAGCAGTTATTGGAGGAGTACCAGAAGAACCACAAATGGCTTTTGGATCTAATTTAGCTGAGTTTATGTCAGAAGATGACTTAATGAATATATCAAATGAATTAATAGGAAAGTATGATGAAGATAAAACATCAAGAAAAGATTGGGAAGAAACATATACAAAAGGATTAGATTTATTAGGTTTTAAATACGAAGAAAGATCACAGCCATTTCAGGGCGCAAGTGGTGTAACACACCCTGTGCTAGCTGAAGCTGTTACACAATTTCAAGCTCAAGCTTACAGAGAGCTGTTACCTGCTGGCGGACCTGTAAGATCACAGATAGTTGGAAAAGAGGATACACTTAAACAGCAACAGGCTGAAAGAGTTCAAGAATTTATGAACTATCAAATCATGCATGTGATGGAAGAGTACGATCCAGAGTTGGATCAAATGTTATTTCACCTACCTTTAGCAGGATCAGCATTTAAAAAAGTATACTTTGATACAAATATTGGAAGAGCAGTTTCAAAGTTTGTACCTGCAGATGATCTTGTCGTGCCGTATAATGCTACTGATTTACAATCATCAGAAAGGGTTACACATGTAATTAGAAGATCTGAAAATGAAATTAAAAAAATGGTTGTGTCGGGTTTTTACAGAGATGTTGAATTACAAATGTCAACAGAAGAAGATACAGTTTTAAACAAAGAAAGAGAAATATCTGGTTTACAAAAAAATGATTATCAAAATGATAACTTTACACTTCTTGAAGTACATTGCGATTTAGACTTACCAGGATTTGAAGAGGATAATGGTGTAAAACTTCCTTACATAGTAACTTTAGATGAAGGTTCTGCAAAGGTTTTATCAATTTATAGAAACTACCGTGAGAATGATCCACTAGCTAGAAAAGATCAATACTTTGTTCATTTTAAATTTTTGCCTGGCCTTGGTTTCTATGGCTTTGGTTTAGTGCACATGCTTGGTGGTTTATCAAGAACTGCCACTGCAGCGTTAAGACAATTAATTGATGCGGGTACATTATCAAACCTACCTGCTGGATTTAAAGCTAGAGGTCTTCGTATTCGAGATGACGACAATCCTTTACAACCAGGTGAATTTAGAGATGTAGATGCTCCTAGTGGTGATTTACGTGCAGGTCTTTTGCCTCTTCCTTACAAAGAGCCAAGTCAGACATTGTATGCTCTTCTTGGGTTTGTTGTACAAACAGCAACTAGGTTTGCAACTGTAGCAGATCAAAAGATAGGTGAAAACTTAGGATCTAATGCACCTGTAGGCACAACAATGGCTTTGATGGAACGTGGTACAAAAGTCATGTCTGCTATTCATAAAAGATTACACTACGGACAAAAGATAGAATTTCAATTACTTGCACAGATATTTGCAGAATACTTACCTACGATGTATCCTTATGAAGTAGAAGGAGGACCATCACAAATAAAGCAACAAGATTTTGATGGTAGAGTCGATATATTACCAGTATCAGATCCAAACATTTTTTCTGTAGCACAGAGAGTTGTACTTGCACAAACACAATTACAATTAGCTCAAAGCAATCCTAAAGCTCACAATGTATATGAAGCCTATCGAAGAATGTACACTGCTCTAGGAGTAACGGATATACAAGCTATTTTACCTTTACCGCCAAGACCAGCACCGATGGACCCTGGTATGGAAAATGCTGGATCTTTAAAAGGCATGCAACTAAAAGCGTTTCCAAGACAAAATCATGATGCACACATAAACGCTCATAGAGGTTTTATGTCTTCTGTTTTAGTTAAAAACAATCCTGTGGTTATGTCAATTTTACAATCACACATAGCTGAACATACATCATTACAAGCTAGAGAGGTTGTACAAGAAAAATTTATGCAACCTATGCAAGAATTACAACAGCAAATACAGATGGCACAGTCACCTGAACAACAACAAGAGCTACAACAACAAATTCAAGCAATGCAAATGCAAATGGAAAACGACATTGCAGGTTTAATTAATGAAATGACCACGCAAATGATTGCAGAAGAGCAAGAAGCTATGCAAGACACGCAGGAAGACCCGTTAATTAGGCTAAAAGAACAAGAATTACAGCTTAGAGCGATGGAAATGCAGCGTAAAGATGACGAGACAGACAAAAAATTAAATGTTGAACGTGAAAGAATAGCTGCAACAGACAAAATTGCTCAAGATCGTATCGATTCACAAGAGGATATTGCGCAACTTCGTGCAAATGTTAACCTTTCTAAGCAAAAACAGTGAAAAAAAAGGTTAAATCTAGAAAACAAGCGATAGCAATCGCTCTAAACGAGGCAGGAATATCTAAAAATGGCAAACGCAGAAGAAAAACTAGCTGATTACTTTGATAAGTTAATGATGATATCAAAAAATACTGGCAATTCACCAGAAGATAGTTTACTTTTGGCAGGTGCAATGATGGCGGTAGCTAAAGTCATTTATTATGATCATCTTAAGCCTTCAGAAGCAAAAGATTTGTTAAATCATAATGGTTATGATATGCTTGAACTAATAAAACCGACGATACACTGATATGACTACTACACAAAAACCTAGACCAACCGCTCAAACACAAAAAATGAAAAAACCAAGAACTCCAAGTGATGTTTTAGAAATGATAGAAAAGATGGGTCCAGATGGAAGATCCATGGCTGCAATGAAAGCTGCTGGTGTATCACCTAAAAGACTAAATGTAAAAGAAATGGTAGCAAAAATGAAAACTGGAAAAGGTAATCCAGCTGGTAAAGATTTAAGTCCAATGGGTATGGCACAAAGTAGATTGAAAGGTTTAAAATCTAAACTGATGGGTGATCCCTCAGTCACTAGAAAAGGTTTACAGCCCGAGACGGCAAAAAAAGGTGGCTTGATGAAAGCTAAAAAGAAAAAAGCTAAAAAATCTAAAGTAGCTGGTAGACTAGCTAAACGTGGATACGGAGCAGCGAAGAAGTAATGAGTAACATGAAAAGATATCTGGAAGCACAGCAAGCTAGAGCTGATGCAGCAAAAGGATTTACTAATCTTAAAAGTAAAATATCAAAAGGAAAAGGTGGTACAATAAATTATGGTGGTAAAAATGTCATAAGCGTAATACCTTTAACTGGTGGATTTACTACTGAGGTAAAAAAAATAGCTAAAGGCGGACTACAAGAAGCAACTGCAAGATTAAAAGCACAAGGTTTAAAAAAGGGTGGATCACCAAAGAAAAAGAAAAAGTTTCCTGATCTTAGTGGAGATGGTAAAGTCACAATGAAAGATATTCTTAT